CCATTAGGAACGCTTAAAACGTTTTTATAGCCACTTTTATACATTGACAAAGCATCAATCTCACCTTCAACTAAAAAAGCGTTTAAATCAAATTTAAATAAGTTTAAACCATAAAATATAAGTTTAGAATCTTTATGTAGTTTAAAAGACTTTCTGCCATCCCTATATTTAACATTTATCAATTCATTATTTTCATCAAAATAATTAAAGTGAATTGTATTTTCTTCTTTTTGAGTTTGAGGCATCCACTCTAAACCTTCGGTAATTTTCCAAGTTATTAAAGTCTGCTGGTCAATTGCTCTTTTTTCAAACCACTTAATTGCTTTGTCTGATAATTCTGTTTTGTTTTTCCATTCAGGTTTAACATAGACTTTTTCATCAATTTGAATTTGCTTAGGTAACCAGCCTTTATAATTACAATGGTTACAATGCCAAACTTGTTTATCTAAATTTACACCTAAACATTTATCAGTTTTCTTTTTACGCTCATGGCTACATTTAGGGCAAGTTGTATAAAGCTGTCCTGTATATTTTCCGTTTGGAATTATTATGTTGTAATCTGAATAAGTCATTAGTAATGATTTTGTCTTGGATCTGTTGGGTCGTATTTCTTTTTACCTATTTTATTTTCATCTTTAAACCAAACTGATTGTGCTTTCTGTTTCCAGTTTTTCACTTTATTACCTTTTGCATCTTTCCAATCTGAAACATTGTAATAATTATAAAATTTTTCAGCAACATCTTTTCGATAACCATTTTCAATAAAATAATCCTCAACTTCTATTATTGTTATTTGTTTATTGTTTATTGTTTTATGTTTATTTATACTATCAATGCTTTGTACTGTGCTTTCATCTTGCTTTATCATGTGCTTTATCATTGCTTTATCAAGTGCTTTATCATGTGCTTTATTAAAATTTGATATAGCAATTATGTTACTGCTATATTGATTTTTAGATTTTTCAATCATTATAATAAATCCAAAATCAACTAAATCATTTAAAGTTTTTATATAAGTATTATAAGAGCGAATACCTATTGCCTCTTTTGCCATTGTAGTTGGTAAACCAAAATTTTGTTTCCAACCTAAACGATTACAATGTTCAATACAAAAAAAATATAAAGCTATATGATTTGGAGTAACTTTATGAGGATTTTCAAAACTCCAATCAAAAAAATTTCTTGAAAGTTCGTATGAATTCATTTTAAAAAAATACCCACAAAACACAAAGGCTTACCCAGTAGTACAGAATGTACATTCGGCAATGTGATTGTGGGATTATTTTTAATGTCATTTTTAACTGAGTAAGCATTGCAAATATACAAATAAATTTTAATTAAGATACTACTGAATTAAAAGTATAATAAAATATATGGCAATTATTTTTAAACTCATAAGATGATAAATCAAAAATTGCATAACCATTTTCGCTATAATTAGCTAATAATACTTTTGTTTTGTCTCCAAAATGAATGTTATCTGATTCAGTTATCCTGTGAACTTGCTCTTCAATTTGATATAACATTTTAAAAGGTTTATCAAATCCATGCTTAAAAAAATCTTTTAGATTAGTAATAATTAATTTTGTTGCCATTGTTTTGTAAATTAAAAAACCCCTAAATGTTCAGTTGGTTTACGAAACCATGCAGCAATCACTCTGCACCTGAACACTTAGAGGCTAAATGTTTTAATGTGATTGTATTTCTTAAAATCGGTTCGTTACTCCGATAGTGCAAATATACAAAAATTATTTAACTTTCCAAACCTTTGTAAAATTCATCACGCATTGTTGAGTTCATAGTATGATAAATATCACCTATTTTATCCAAGTATTCAACATCTGTTATGTTTCTTTTTTCAAGTTCTTCAACTATTTTAAAGCCTTGTTTTTGCCATAGATTAAAATCAGCTTTCATTTTATGTTTGAATTTACCAGTCAATTGAGTTGATTGCTCAACTGTTGATTTGAATAAACCAATTAGAAGATGTGATTCAAATTCTACTTTTGCTTGTTCAGTTGTTAGTGCTTTTTCCATGATTATAATTTTTCTATTTTATATCCTACAAAATCTTCAATTTCATTTTCAGGATCAAGTTTAAATCCATCCTGAACAAATATTTTTTTAATTATTTTTATTTCTTCTATTTTACCATAACACCATATACCACCTTCGGGTTCCATGTTATCTTCTAACCATATTCTTATTTTGTCTCCATCTTTATAATTTTCCATGTTCTTTGATTTTTGTTTTGTAAATTTTAATTAATTCTTTGATTTCATCTAAAGTTAGTTTAAGTGCATCCCCTCTTTTATTCATTAGTCTATTGTAAGCATCCTGTCCTATTCTTAAAGGTAATCTTAATCCGTATTCAATTTGATTGCCATGCTGATGTTGATTGCAGTAAACACATTGCCCATGTACATTATCTTCATTAAATCTTAAATTTGGATAACTTCCAACACTAAGAAAGTGACCAGCATCAAATTTACTTGTTAATGGTCTTTCACATGAAATACATGGTTTATTAGAGTCTCTTAATCGAATATATTTATTAAAGACTATTTGAAGTAAACTAAGCCATTCTGTACGGGTACGGGTATTCTCAATCATTACCTTTTTCTTTTCCTTCCATACCTTTGTTTCTGCTAATTTAGCTGCACATTTAGCACCACAAACAACTTGAGTAGTTTTAAAAGGAGTGAAGTTTCCACCACACTCCTTGCATTTTTTATCTTTAATCTTTTTTACCATTAAATGATTCAAAATATTTATTAAATAATATTCGTGCTAACTTTACCTTTTCAGTCATTTTTTCAATTACCTCTTCATTGGCATTTACTCGATAAATAAACAATCCTAAGTCAGAAATAATACGAGGATCAAAAGAAACGAAATCACACCACTTGCGACCGCTTAATAACATATAGCATTGCATCTGATAGTAGTATTCAGGCTGTTCACTCAAAAAAGTTTCATCGTTTGTAATAAAGCAATGTTTTAAATGATTTGCGCCATTATAAGGACATTTAACTTCGATTAACCCATCTTCACCTACTAAGCCATCAGGACTGCCTGTTAATCCTTCTATTTCATTTGAATAAAGCATTAAACTATCTTTAACCTCATTGCCAGTTACAGATGAGTAAAACTTTTTAGCAGTTGGTTCGTGTTCGTTGCCCCATTCAGTTGCAAAATTATTTATTCCTTGCTTAACCTCACCACTTAACTTTTCCCATACTTTTTCAAGAATATAAGTTTCTGCTGTTTTAGATAAGCTATCTTTTTTGCTTCGAGGTTCTGACATTAACTTCCAGATTTCGCTTCCGCTAAATGAACCTTGTCGATTAATAAACCATTCAGGGCTGTATATTTCAATTGTACTTTCCATAATTTATTATTAATTTATTTTTTTTTGAACTGGTTACAAATTGTAACCTTTTTAAATTGATTTTAAAAGTTTAACTTCTACTTCTTGACTTACCTCATATTTTGCCTTTATAGCATCGATTGAGCCACCTTTCATTAAATACTCTACAGCCTTGCCAAAGTATTCTGTATCGGATTTTAAAATAGGTTTACTTGGCTTTGTTTGTTCTCTAGCAGCCTCGGTATCTTTGTCTGTAACTAAACCTAAAATTGAACTTAAAGCATATCTACGAATATAAGTAATTGCACTACCTAAAACCTGAAAGTCATTCATTCCTTTTAATTGAACTCCTTGCGGAATTTCAGTAAGTGATTCAATTGTTTCCCCTGTTTCAGTTTGAAAAATAATTGTTTTTACACAATTGCCCATAATTGGCTGGGTAAAACCTAAATTGTGCTTTGCTAATAAAGGATTGATTTTTTCAAAGATAGTTGGAAGATCTGCATAAGAATATCCGTAACCTTTTGTTTCTTTGTGGATAACTGGCACTTCTTGTTGGAATGCTGCTAAGCTTTTAAATAAACTTTGTTGTTCTTTTTTTGTTTCGTTCGTTTTCATAATAGATTGATTTAATTCTTTTTATTTTTACATTTTTGTAGTGAATAGATTAAAATGGTAAATCTGATTCATCTATTTTAGGATTATACTTTGTTTCGTTTGAATAAGTCTTTGTCTCATTCTCTTTTTTAAATGGCTCTTGGAATGCTGCACTAAAATACTTAACCCCTTTTTGACTTTCTTTTAACCATAATGATATTTCCATTTCTTTACCATTTACGTTAACAGTACCTCTGTAGTCAGGTTGTTTCTCATTTGTCTTTTTAGCATTCTTAAA